AAGTCTTCAGCTTTTTTGTTTTGTTCTTTGTTCGCTTCCATGATAAAATAATTTATAATGTCTTATGTTACATATAAATATCACGGAATTACTAAAAAACCCTAGATATGTTAAAAATACAAAGCTCGTTCTGGTTTATTAGTATGAATTTATTTTGATATTCATTCCAATCTAACTTTATTGATTTGTTATCTATGTTACCTACTGACTCAGGGAATTTTTCTTCTATGAGTTTGTTTATAGCATTTATTGTGTATAACGCATCACCCTTCTTGTGGATAACAACAGCGTTTGGAAATAGATTTTTAAAGTTTAATGGTTTCTCAGTGTTTATTGTTAGTCTAAAAGTCATTATAACCTTAGATTCGTCGTCAAGGTTTTTATAACAAAACACTTTTTCAATGTCGAATTCTGATTTCAAATAACTTAAAAACCAATCAACTCTTTCTGGGAATATAAAGGATGCTAATAATATTTGTTTATTCATTTCTTACGGAATACAAAAATGGTAAAAATCTAACTTGGTTTTCCAAGTCTTCGATTATATTTTTATATTCTATAAATATGTCGTCATAGCTCAAAAATACTGAGCTTAGCTTAATTATTTTGTCTTTTATCTTATCAACATTTAACCCCATATACTTAAGGAGTTTTAAATCAACACCAAAAACAAAACCATCACCATAAATATATAACATATCTTTGTGTTGATAAGTGATTTTGTTTTTTAAATTGTAGATTTTTCTAAGTATTTTTAGAAGCGATTTTTTCTTGTATTGAATTGGGTCCACAAACACATAATTTATGTTCTTAACCAACTCGTGGTAAACAAAATATTTAAACCATTCTAATTCAAAGTTGTGTTTGTCTCTGTTTTCTGTCCTTTTGGTTGTCCAATAGATATTGTCAGTTACTTTTATTTCACCGACATCGTAGTTAGGGTATAGTTTGTCAGTTAAGTCAAAACCAATAATTAACGTGGGTAATCCATGGATTATTTCATCCATGGATTCAACCACATTAAAGTCTTGTGAAACATTAATTTGTGTTTTAGTGACTATATTGGCAAATTTCATATTGCAAATATACTAAACAAATTTCAATTGATTAAACACTTAGCGAATTATTTTTTATTTTTTGATAATATTGTTGCGCATAAGAATATCTAACACTAGGAGTTGGGTATTCCGAAAATATAGTATTAGACCAACCAGTTGTACCATAAACTGTTCTTTCATATGTTACATAAAAAATTTCACAAGCATCGTTTACGCTTTCAACGTTTTTCAAAGCGTTTAATGTGTATGTAAATTTATTAACCAACTCATAATTTAAGAAACCTATTTGAGCTTCTTTTGAATTTAATTTTAATTTATTTTTTTTAGCATATTCTACTAAATTAGTTTGTCTGTCAGCTCTCCATTGTGCTAAACCATAAGCTCCTTTATTACCACCATCAGCGTTAAATGCTCCCGCAACAAAACGACTTTCAGCAAATAAATTACCCATAATACCAGCTATGGCTTCATCAGATAATTTCGTGTCTTTTTTAAGTTGTTTATATATAGCATCAGCAGGTATCGAATCTTTAGATAAAATAAGGTTAGGATTAGATTCACTACCATCACCAGATTTAATATATCTATAATCACAACCAGTATATACTGCAACTTTATTATCTTTACCTTTAGGGTTTTTAACAATACTTTTATATTCAGCTGTTACTTTAGGTGTGTAACCATAAGTTGAAGGTTGTTTGTTGTATAAACACTTAGCTGATGTACCATGGTATTCAAAATGCCAAAATTCTTCAACACCTTTATTTTTACCCTCTCTAAGATTTTGCGGTATAATAAAACCAAATTTATAACTATTATCTAAAAACCATTTTAAAGATGGGTTTATATCTATATTAAAACCTATTTCAATTGTTCTTTTATTGTTAGGTATTGGTGTTTTGTTTTCAATAATTTCTTTTTCACCATTAACAAGATATTCAGCTTCTTTTTGTGCTAAGAATTGAAAATCAACCGCCACACCCCAACCATGATTTGAATTACCAGGATAAGCAGCAGTTCCGTCACCATTTGATGCAGCATACAAATCTCTTTGTTTTTGTATGTTTCTAAACAAACTATTTATTGAAATGTAACCCTCTTTTTTATTATCAAATTTATATTTAGGGAAACTATTAGATTTAGCGTGTGTCACAAATGCGTTAAGCATTTCAACAAGTGCATCAGTAGCTTCAGTTATTAGAATATTTTCATTAGGTATATTTTGTTTAGCATTGTAAACATCTGTTATCTCTGGTACTAATTTTGATGTGATGTTATTTTTAAATGGATTACCGTTAGAACCTTGATTTTCTGCTATTGTCGCAACTAAAGGTGGGTATGAGCCAGCTGCAACAGCATTAGCAGAGCCTGTAGCATTTTCACCCATTTCTAATATTTTAATTAAGTTTGAATAAGCATCAGCCACATCAAATATTGGCGTTTCAACAGCTCTAATTCTAGTACCAGTAAAAATAGTAGACATATGGTTTGGTTTTATATTATGTCTAACTCTAGTAATCATATAAGCACCATGAAACATTGGTATATTATCTAATTGAAAATACATAAGTGGTTGAACCATGGCATTACCGAGCATTTCAATTTCAGCTGAATAACTTCTAACCGCGTATACATTATACATATTTTGACCAGCAAATCTATTTTGGTTTTCACCATTTTTATCTGCAATATCACTAATGATTTTTAAAGATTCTTCAGTTTCAGCAAACTCTGTTTGGTCTAAAGAAATATCTTTAAATATATTTTGATTTTGTTGTGAATATTTAACGCTAAACACAGATACTGGGTCTTCATATGGTTTTGCCACACCATCAACATCAACTGTTCTTAAATCTTGTTTAAAATCTTCAGGTACTGAGGTTGATAAACTATTGTTTAAATCACATCTAATGTCAAAACCATCATTAGGGAATCTAGCTTTATTGAAATCTAATTGTATTGAAGGTTGTCCTGCATAAACCGAAACAAATGATGGACCACAAGATGTGATAGGGTTATCGTAATTTGAAAAAGGTTTAAACATGTCTTTCAATACTTTTTCATCATAAAAATTTATGAAGGTTGGTAAAGAATGAAATGTGAATTTATTATCTGTTAATATTTTAGAAATCATATTATATGATGTCATGTTTGGTGAAGTTGATACATCGGTACCTATTGGTGTTGGGTCAATGAACATTTCATCACCTATGTCTTTAAACGACCTAGTGACAAATCTAAAACTATCAATCAACCTAGGTTGTGTATTGTTATATTTAACAGATAATGCTTTATCAACATTAACATTGTTACCATCTTTAGGATTTTGCCCGCATTGGAAAATTATATTGTTTTCATCTGTAACACCAGCTAACCATTTTTCATAAACATTTTTACAGTGATTGTAAAGCATTAATTTTATCTGTTCTTTATCCGCAGTGTTAAAAGTTTCAAATAATGTTTTATCTTCTTGTGTTTGAACACCTGAATTTATTTCTTGTTTTATCGCGTCTAACAAATATGTTAAGTATGATGTTAATTTTGTAGATGTAACAGATATTGGAGTTCTTATAATTTTTTGATTTAAATTAGAAGCTTTCACATTAAAACCAGGTGACCTCCATATTGCATAACCAGTATTTGCAATGATTAGTTCTTCATTAAAAGCTGTTAATAATTTCTTTACAGCATTTGATTCATCTTTTAATTCTAAGAAAATGTATTCATAACCACCAACTTGATAACTTACGTTTCCAACTGGAACCATTTCTTTATAATTTCCGTAGTTTTTAAAGTTGTTTTTAATTACATCACCATTAAAATAATATTTATCGTCTATTTCAGTTAAAAAATTACCAGTACCAGTATTTATTAATTTATCAACTAACCCACAAAATGTAGTAGACGGTCCATCAAATATCTCTAAACTATCTTTTAAAACTTTAAATGATGTGTAACCACCTAAATCACCATTAACAAAATCAAAAAATACTTTTTTGAATTCATTTTTAACTTGAATTGGTAGTGTTAAAAGAATACTATTATCATCTATTTCTACAGATTTATTTTCAAATATTTTTGGTAAATAATGATTGTCTGATGGTTCTGCTGGCCATGAAGTAGCATTATTACCACATGTTTTTTTCCAAATTATAGGGTCTTTAATTCCTCTACCACCGCCAACTATTTTTCCATTTAATGTTTCTGGATTTTCTTTTGACATCCACCATAACAAACCACCAACATAAGCAACCCAAAGTCTTGGTGCGTGAACAAAACCACCGCTTATATCAAATAAATGTCTAATTTCTGGTATGTTAAATGGGTCTGGTTTTTTATAATCAATATTAAAAGGTATTGTATTTAAAAACAACAAAGCCTTAACATAATCTTCTGCTGGTATAGTAGTATTATTCTGCAATGTAACTTTTGCATCTTTTTGTAAATAATACCATTTACTACCAAATAATGAAAATGCTGTGTATATATCTTCAGCTGTCAAACTTGTATACTGTGAAATATATGGATAAGTGACACTAGTAGTGTCTTTTATTTGTGTAGCTAAAAGTCTATTCTTACCTAAACTACCATGAATATGATTCCCACCTTGACCAGAACTAAATTCATAATAACCAGCTCCAGTTGTTTTTTTATATAGATAGTCTTTTTGTTCTGAAGGTAGTTTATTATACGCTAAATTTCTATTTCCAGTTATATTTAAATCGTATGCTGTTGTTAGTGATACATCAGTTTTTTTTCTGGTATATGATAAACCTAATCTATAACGACCATCATTAGAATAAAAAACATACATAGACGGTGTGTCAGCTGGTATACCGTTTGCAAAATCAATTGAAGTGAAATCTTGGATACCGTATACACCACCAAAAGGGTTAAAACCAGAATTTTGGATGTCGTTTTGTTTTAAACTTTCTAATATTAATTTTGAATCTGTATTTACGTTTGATTCTAAACTACCATTTAAAGTATATTCTTCTTTGGTTAATATTTTTACATAAATACCACCATCAAAATATTTTTTGTTGTCAACAGTTTTTACGTCTGGTTCACCATAAAAAGGTCCATAATTTGTTAAAAATAAATTACGACCAATATTTTCACCATTTAAATTACCGTTTGCAAACTCTATCATTTGAGTTTGTTTAACTGATTTTGCTACTGTTAATGTTTCTGGGTTTGTATTACTAAACGTAGATTGTTGTTGGTTAAAAGGTGTTGAAGTTGGTGGTACATAAAGTGGGTTATTAACAACCACTGTTTCAGGTTCAACCACAATTTCTTTACCATCTATATCATAACCTATTGGCAATAATTTTGCAGCACTGTTATCATCTTCTTTTAGATAATTATAAAAATATCTGTTATTTTCCAAATTAACAACTGGTCTAACTTTTTTATTAACAGTACCTGTAGATTTTAGAATTTGATTAATATTAAGAGTGGTAATAACTCTTTTTATTTTTTCATCTTTAATACTATTAATAATAGTTTTAGCCTCATTTTCAGCCAGTTCTTTAATTATATCTTCTTTGATATATGTTTCATCGTTTGTATAACCAAAAAATGTTATAGCTCTAAGTAATATTAGTCTATTAATTGATTCGGGTTTTGTTGAATCAATTCTCAAGTAAGGATTTAAGTAACCTTTATTTTCATTATTATTTAAAAAATCTGGTGAATTTAAAGGTAAATCTAATACGTTTGTAGGTAGATATATTTTTAAATCTTTATTTGTTAAAGAGTCTATTTGTTTCTCCGCGTTAGCTTGATATATAAAAGCATTTAATAGATTATCAATGTATTCTACTTCTGGGATTGCATTTCTATTCTCAATTCTAGGTGATGAACCTATGAATTTCTCAGTATAAGGTTGTGAATCTTTTGATTTTTCATAATAGCTAGGCCATGGATGATAATTATCACCCACATAATCATTACTTCTAGTATCACCAGCAAATATTTTATCTAATTCTTGTTTTCTATTTTCATTGTTATCAGCTGTTATCGAAACTTTGTAAATTGTGTGCAAAAAAGTTTCAATAGCTGAAGTAAAGATTTCAATTATATTTCTAACATTAGGGTTTAATTTTATCTCTCTTGCTATTGTGTCTCTAACTTCTATAGCTAAATTTTGATTAGCTTCAACTAAACTACTTTCAATTATTTGTTTTATGTTTCTTGTTTTTTCTAGTTGACTTCTTAAATCGTAAACTAAAAAAGTAATATCATCACTTAATGTTATATTATTTGATGTTAATTCAGAATTTAAGTCTTTTTTAAAATTCAGTAAGTTTTCACTAGTAAAACCATTAATTTCAGTTGACTCATTTACATCAATTATTTTTTTTGTTAAATCAGTTATTGGTTGACCAACTTTTAATTCATCATAATTTATAGTAACACCTTGAATATTTAAATTTTTTATTGTGTTTACCTGTGTTTTTATATTTTCATTTTTAGAATTAAAAACTTCTGTTAAACCAACATTATTTGTTATTGGGATGTTGTCTAATCTAAGAATAAACCTAGTACTATCTAAAGTTCTAGCTTGTGAACCAATTAAACTATCAAAAATTGAAAAACCTTTCAATGTGTTCTCGATTTCCTCAATACTATTTTTTGCATCGGAAAATGTTTTTAATATTTGAGAATTCTCTGAATTTTGTGAAGCTTTCTGTAATTCTTCGCTTAAAGTTGCTATTAAATTTCTAAATTCATGAATTGTTGGTACTTTATTTTCTTTGTTTTGGTTATAAGCAGCAAAAATTTCAGCGCCAATTTTTGTTGATTGGTTTGCTTTTAATACACCTATAAGCATATCTGCTAACATAGCATAAGTATAACCAATAAATTCAGCTCTAATTTCAAAATTACCAGTTTGTGAATTGAACTTAGAGTTAAACTTTACCATGTGAAGACAATATTTTACAGGATACCCATAATAACCCTTAACCTCTAACTCAAATAAAGGATATGGAAAATCAAAAAATACAGAATATGGGTTTTCACTTCCAGCTTGTTTTAAATTATCTTCATTTTGAAAAATACTAGAACCTCTAACATCTATAAAATCGATAGTAACTTTAGGAACAATTGATGTGTCGAAGTCAATATCTATATTGGTTATACCTAATGTTTCATTGTTAGAATCCAACTCAAACACGGTTGTCAAATCAGTAAACTTTGTTGTTAAAGTTTTTCTACCGTTAACTAATGAACCATCAAAAAAACTAACACTAATACTTTTAGATGATTGTGAAGTAGCTCCATTATCACCACCTTCTTCTGCTATAATAACAGTTCTACCTCTTCTATATGAGGTTAATTTAACTTGAATCGTTAAGTCTTCATTAGGTACTGGTATGTTTCGATTTAAATCACCACCAACAAAATCGTTAGGGTCAACTAACCTTAATCTATTACCGCTTATAGCGCATCCAGCTTTTTTATTCTCCATAAAGTGTTAAATGTGTTGAAACTTGAGACATATACCTTTGCATAGCATCGTTAAAAGGATAAGGTACTCTTATAATTGTATTATCTGGAATATTAAACTCTAACCCACCATATTGTGGGTTGGCAAGCATAATTAACCAACCAGTGTAAGGATTATTATAATAATCATTACTTATTTTGTCAAGTCTAGAAACACCTTTTTTGTAAACAACTAATTTATCTTCTGCGCCTTGTGATATTGTTATACCAGGAATTGGTTTAACCTCAGAATTAACTCTAAATCCGTTATATCTATCATAATATTGTGCCATAATTTTAAATTTTTATTAAGCAAAACTTGCTTTAGCTATAGTTTTATTCCATCCATAATTAACAACACCACCAGTCTCCCATTCTATTTTTAAAACAGAACCACTATTGTTATATGATTCTTTAACAAATGTAACCAAAGATGAATTACCTTCAATACTTGCTTGTAAAGAAAACAATAGTTTAATTTTACCATCTAAACTAACAGGTTCTTCGTTATTTCCAAGTACAAAGAAAACACTAGTTGATGAATTAGGGTTAACTTTTATTGTTGATACCAACTCTTTCTTTTTAGTTGTTGTATTTTCAATATACAATTTACCACTGTACGATTTTGTTAAAGTTACATTTGTGTTAGCAACTGGTTGAAATTGAAATCTTAAGTCTATGTCTAAATTTTCAGTTTCATTTTCATCTATTTTCAAATATGAATCAATTATAAATCCGTTTATTACTTTAATATCATTTTCAGTTGTTGCAGTTACTGTTGAACCTGTTGGTGGTTGTACAGTATTTTCAAGCCCACCATTAACTTCTTCATCTATAGCAATTTGGTCATCAATTTTTAAATCTTCTTGTATAAGAGTTCTTTTAATTTCTTTTTCTTCTGGTTTTGTAACAAAACCATCCATTAGATAATAACCACTTTCAGAAGCTTTAGGTGTAAAACTTTCAAGTTTACCGTCTTCATTTATTCTTTTCATTTCTGGTGGATTTTGAGAAAAAGCAATATAATCAGCTCTGGTATCGTAAACTTGTGTGTTGGCAAAATAATTAAACGATAATGCATTTTGCAATTTATTTATTGGTCCCATAAGACTTGACCCACCTAAAAAATTAAATGTTATGTCAACATTGGCAATCATAGGTTGTACACCAACACCTTCAGGATTAAGGTCCCAAACAAGTGGTTCATATCCAATGTTAACATTTTCAATAACAATTTTAGTATTATAAAAATCTCCAATTCTAAGAATACAAATTGGTGCTCTACCAAACGCTAAATTATTAGCACCTAATCTTTCTAGAGTAGGTCCTTGTCTAGTACATTGTAACAAGAATGTAAGTCTTGAATTAAGACCTTCAGGTGTCATTGAATGAAATGCTGGGTGAAAATATTTTATTTTATCTCTAATAGTGTCAAACACAAATTTATTACCAGGTATAGTGTTTCCATTTGCATCAACAGAATCAGCCATCATTCTTTCAAAATAATCACATTCTGTATACATTTTATTAAGTATTTCAGTGGTTACATTAAACCTTTCCTCATCAAAAATTGGTGGTTTAGCAAATAGAGGTTTTTCTATTTCAGATTTAAGTTGTTGGTCAAAAGTAATACTAATATCAACTTTTCTAGCCAACTTACACGCAAGAATGTCTGTTGGTGGGTTAGGGTAATCTTTAGATTCGACTGGACAATCTGGAACATCACTTTTAGTTAAAGCTTTACCTTTTAAAACATTAAATCTTCTTTTAACGATATCATCTGTTTGACCTAATTGACTACCCCATTCTTTAGCCAATTTATCTCTAAGATTTTTTGCTCTAGTATCAGCTAATTTTGTGTTTGATGTACTATTACCTTGTGGACTAGCGTAGCCTTTAAAATTAACAACCGCCCATGGGTATTTTTTAAGAAAAGCAACCATAATTGACGCATAGTTAGCATCATTGTAACCATATATTGTTTTATCCTCAATAGCAGTAGCTATTAAAGTTGTACTATTACGACCAGCATTTAAACCATAGTCATATCTATCAGGCCATTGAACAGTTTTACCACTAACATCTTTTTGAGTAATATCCGCTTTATATGTACCCAAACCACAACCAAAACCGTCACAATTAGTTGAATAATCGATTACAGTTGAACCTGATTTTCCATCTTCATATGTTGCAACATAATCTTTGATGTCATTAGGAAAATAAATTGACAGTGTATCTGGTTGACAAGGGTCTTCTGGTGCGTTTTTTGGTTGAGGAATTTCAACTGATTTTATATCTATTGTGTCTTTTTGTGTTTTTGTTAATCTCTCACCCCATTTTTGGTCAACATCTATACAACCAGCAAAGAAAGAAGCGACATAATTATCGTCAGGCCCGTTAGTTCCTCTGAAAGCGTTATAATAACTTGGATGGTCAACAATTACTTTAAAGGATAATTGACCAGTTCTTTTTGTATTGTTATATGTATATACTGGTTCACCTCTACCGATAAAGTTTGTTTCCTCCCAATTTACTGTGTTATTTTCACTAAATTGAATATCGTATGGAGGGAACCACATGATTCTACCTTTTTTGTTTGTTAGTAAATCACCTGGACCAACCTCACATGATGGTAATTCTTCAACTCTATCAGCCCAAGCAAGGTTTTCAATTGAAAACATATATTTTTTAGGGTTGGCTATTTTGTCATTTGAATATGGGGCAATTTTAACAAATGGACCGTCTAATACACTACCTTCTGTTTTATTTCTGTATGGATACACAGGGTCTTCATATAACGCTCTTTTTCTGATTAGTTTTTGAACGCTATCGTATCTATTAAGTGTTGTCCAACTTCTACAGAATGTACCATCAGCATCTGGTGCACTAGCTGCAACTCTACCTGTTGTTAAATCATAATTAGCACTAGTTAATACGGCACTACCCTTAGAAATACCGTTGTTATTGGCTGATTGAATTTGAGTTGAGTCATAACCCATTTCACCCTTAACAGAGACCATAGTTTTCATACCAGTGCTATTGAAAAGTTTTTGGGTTTTAACTAGAAGAGATTTTTTATCTAAAATAGCACCAGTTGTGTCTAATTCATCATAATTGGTTACTTTGTTTACAGCATCCCCAACACCAGTCGTCCATGTAAAACCAACTTGACTAATCTTTCTATCATTGTAACCACTATTACCAAATGGTCCACTATATGTTTGTTCTGGTGATTTGAAACCAGAATCTTCAACAAATGCTTCTCTGTTGTAGTTTATTTCAGGTATTACATCACCAGTGTTTCCAAGTATTTTATTTACTTTACCTTCTTTTGAGAAAGCATATAATTTTGAATCAGGTACACTAATACCTTCATCACCTTTGTTGTTTTTAAATGCTGGTGCATATCCGCTTCTAAAAGGGTTTGTCGTTACTGAATTAACTGATAAGTTATTCAACATACCTTTAATTAATTGTGTAACTTGACCCTTACCTGTGTTAAGAATCATTGAGTTAGCTCTATCAATATTCGATGAATCACCATTTTCTGATTGGAAAATTGAACCATCGTCACTTAAATAACTTCTTGGTATTTGAAAACCAAGTATTCTAGCAGCACCAGTAAGTAATTGACCTCCAGTTGAACTAGCTGTAGTAATTTTATAACTAGGTCTAAACCCAGCAAATTCACCATCTTTTATAAGTGAATATATATTTTCTTTTACATTTAATGCACCCAACAAATCTTGTTGAACATTGAATGCTGCGTTGTTTGCAAGAGCCAACGCTAATTGTTGTGCACCTACATTTCCTAATTTAGTATCATTAACAAAACCAGCTGCACCTAACACACGACCCGCTAGAGACGATTTAAAATCAAAATTAGGTATAACTGAACCTCCAGCACCCAAACCTACTCCTTGACCGTTTAAAACGCTTCCTAATACGTTTAATGCTTGGTCTCCAGCTGCCCCACCTTGATTAATACCGCCAAATACATCCAAATAGTTACCTAATTGTTGAGATATATCCAAAGGAAACATATTGATAAAATCAGCCATATCAATTTGACTGGTTGCATCTAAGTATAAATTTCTAGTTACATTATCTTCCCTATATTGAGCGTTTATTGTTTTACCCTTGATACCATAAAATTCAACATCAGGGTTTGCACCTGTTGGATATTGAGAGTTTGTTGGCCAAATAGCATTACCAAAATCAGGATTGTTGATAGCTGGGATAAAATCAATTTGTTCTAAATTATTCGCAACGTTAGGGTCATTTTGGAATGTATTGTATATAACATTTAAGTCTTTCCAAATAATACCGTTGGTATCTAATGGTAAACCAATTGGTATTAAAACGTTACCCGTACCTACAGTAGTATCCAATACTGGCTCACCTATTTTTGGTGAACCATTGATAGTTGTTGGTATTTGTGGATACTGTGGTAAAAGGTTGAGATTTAATAAAAAATCTCGAATACCATAAGTTACCGCAATTTCGTTGATTGTGTTTTTTGTTGTAGGTGTAGGAAACCCTGTATTGTAAAAAATTGGCATAGTACTTTCTTTTCTATATAAATACTATACTACCAAAAAAATTATAAAAATAAATGGTTTGAAGTTACTATAAAATAAAAAAGGCACACGTAGTGCCTATTTTTAATAAAAAGTTAGTATATTTGTTATTTATTATAATATTTTTAATTATTATATATTATTATATAATTTTTTATATATACAAAAATACGGAAAATTTTTGACAAAATCAAGTATTCTTAACAATTATTTTAAAATAAATCGTAAATCATTGATTATCAACCTCTATTTTTACCACCATTTAATGTTTTCTCAAGTTGTGAGTGAACTAATTTAACAATTGATGATTTAAATTCTGTATTTTTGGCCAATTCAATAGCCATTGTTGTATTACCTGGCATTTCAACCTTTATATTTCCACTAATATTTAAATCACCAAATTCAATTTTTGTTGAAGAAACTTGATTTTGATTTGATTGGTTAAGGGTTTTATCAACCACTCCACCAGGTTTCATTGCTAACAATTCATCTTTATTATTAATTGGTTTTATCTCACCACCTTGTAATAAAGCTCTGCCTTTTGAATGTGTTTGAGGTAAATTATTTTTTAGTTTAGGTACATATACATCATCACCAGGTGAAGTAACATTTACTTCATCTTGATTTGCCATATCACCAAAATATTTACCACCAAAACCACCAATTAACGCACCTGTACCACCTAAAGCCGCAGCAGTTAAAGCTAACGAACTACCACCAGTAAAAGGTGCTAATGCTAAACCTAACACACCACCAGCAATTGCTAAACCAGTACCCCACTTATCACCAGCTTTTGTTGATTTTCTACCACTTGCCTCAGTTGCTTTTTCACCAAGCCAATTACCAGCAACACCAGCCGCAGCTGTAGCCATTAAAGGGCCAGCTACTCTAGCAAAATTTTTAGCCAAGATAGAACCTAATCCACCACCAGTAGTACCACCTAAAAAGCCTTGTGCTAACGCAAAACCATTTACAATCCAATTGGCTTTTTCAAATAAAAACGATAAGGCCTTACCACCTAACCATGCGGCAAATATACCTTTTGGACCTAATTGTATTGCCAACTGAGCTAGACTCTTAAACCATTGAGCACCAGTGACTGCAAACTCAGCTAACCATTTACCTAATTTTTTTAATTCATCTCTAAAACCCTTTCCTTTTTCACCAGTTAAATCATCAACAAGTGGTCCTAAAACACCTGTGATTCCTTCAAGTATTGGCATCATGGCTATTTTAACCATGTTTATCAAGTTCCCTATTTTTTCATCGAAGGATTGTGCTGCTTTAGCTCTTTCTTCAAGTGTTTTTTTCTCAGCAATCCTATCTTTTATTATTTTTTTATCAGCACTAGTAAGCATACTAAGTAATTTTGGTTTACCATCTATTTCAATAGTTGCTTTACCATCTTTGAATTCAGCTGTATTAGCGATAAACTCTTTAGTCTCGTCATCAACACCAAAAACTTGTGTTTTTATTTTACCTAATTTAAAAGCTTTTTTACCAGCTTCTAACAAATCATCATATTCAAGACCAGTTTGTTGCGCCACAATTTTAAGTCTATGCATTTCCATAGCAGTTGTTTCAATACTACCATCTTTAGCAAATGACATAGATTCTTTTGCAGCATTTGCAATTTCTTCAGTAAGACCCTTAACATCATTACGAGCCATATACATAAGCCTAAAAGGGTCTGCAAGCCTAGACCATGCACCACCCATAACTTGTAATTGAGCAGACATTTCAATAGCTGGTTCTAAGTCAAACAATTTATCAGCCATTCCAGATGCAAATTTCATATCGACACCTAACTTAGTAACAGTTTTAGCCATTTCAGCAAGACCCTTAGCACCGTCCTTGAAACGATACCTGTTAAGCATTTTAATGTTACCAGATATGTTTTTAATTACCTTGGTAGCGTTAAGACCCATTTTGCTAGAACTATTAAGTGTATCTTCAACAAAACTTGCGGTTTTTTCAGCTGACAAACCTTGAGAGTCAAATTCAGCGGCCATTTGTGCCGCCCCTTCAATACCCAACTGTGTCGCGTTAGCCATAGCCGAAACAGTTTTGAGAGCATTTTCATTCATCATAACGTTTCTACCAATGGCTTCAGAATAACCAGCTTGTAACTCAGCCAATTCTTTTATACCAGCCCCAAAACCAATAGTGTCTAAAGAAGTTTCAGTTATATTACGTCTAAAAGCTTCACTACTTTTATCCATTAGACCCATATCTCTAGCCGCAATTCTAATAGATTTGTCCATTTCGAACATATCTTTAAATTTGCCAGCAAAATTACTAATAAGAGATGGTATTTTACCAATATTACCAACGGCTTTAGCAGTACCAGCAGCAAAAGAAGCACCAGCTTGACCAAGAGTCATCTTTAACAGCTTAGCGTCTTTTATTGCTTCTTTGTTTAAATCTCTAGCTAATTTTAATTTTTTTATTTGCTTATCTAAAACAGCTATTTTAGCTTCGGCAACTTTTTTATCCTCACCAGTCAACGTTGACAAATCAGCCATTAATTTTTTCCTATTTTCAGTAGCTGTATCAATCGACTTGTTTATTTTTTTAAGTTCCTCAACTTTTTTCAAATAAGAATCTAACCCAGCGTTTACTTCAGCTTGGAGTGCGGCGTATCTTTTTAAATCATTATTTATATCGTCACTTAATGCCATAATTAATTGTTTTTATCTGATTTATAACCATCCGAATCTAAGAATTTTATGATAACATTTTTTTGAACAAATTTATCTGGTTCACCACTATATTTGTTTTTATCAACATATACATTACAATAAAACTCATCAGGTTTTTTACCTGTTGGTTCTTTAACTTTTATTTTGAATCCTTCTTGTGAATTAATAAGAACTTTTGAATCGCCATCCCCACCTATATAAGGTTTAACAAGAGCTACGTGTTTTCCAGATAAACTAAGAACGTTTTCTTTATTACCTTTGGTCACATATTCTATTTCAACTGGTGTTTTAAAAATTAATTCAGCCATCTTATTGTTTTTATTTGTAAACCCTGGAAATTTCTCAGCAATCTTTCTTTCGTAATAACTGTTAACCAAATTTAGCGCTGGGTAAATACCACTTCCAATAGCTTTTTCTTTTTTAAGTGCAGCAACAAAATAGTTCCACAAAGAAGGGGCTGTATAAAAAGCGGCTCTCATATTAGGGTCGTTAACAATATCCTTGTAATATTTTTTAAGTATATTAACGTTAGTTTCAACTATACTGTAATTTTCGTATTGTATTTTTATTTTATTAAAATCACCTGTTGCTTCATTCTCTGTATAAAGAGTGATAGTTTTATTTGTTGAATTCCATGAAGTTTTTGTCAATATATAATCTTTTTTTTCTTCGTCTGTAAAATGATATTCTTCATTTTCTTTTTTAATAAAATCTAGTTTTATATTTTTACCATCTTCTTTTGTTATTAATAAAGATTCTTCTGGTTGTATATTAACAACATCTTCTGGTAATTGTGTAAAAGTAATGTTAGGGTCTAATTCTATTGGTTCACTCTTATCATCAACTGATTGTTGAGGTTCTTGTTGTGGTTGAGGTTGTGGTTCTTCTTGTGGTTCTGGTTGTGGTTTGGTTTTACCAGCTTCGTTTTCATCTGAAGAAGAAACCAAATCATTATCCCTCCAAACTTTCATATTTTCAACATTAACTTTAAATGGTTTGAATTGTTTAGTGTTTTTATCAAAAGTTGAATAGGTTAAAGAATTTGTTGAATCGTCATAGCCATTAAAAGTTAACTTTATAGATTCATTATTTGGTCCATAACATAAAATTTCATTGTCAGAAAAATTAACACTAACCACTTTTAAATTAACGGTTTTACCACCCTTAACTTCAAAACTTAATATATCATTAGCTTTTACTAATTTTAAGTCATCGTTAATGTTTTCAACCAAGAATTTGGTTAAATTATAATACTGTTGTTCAGTTAATTTAATCTTTTTTTTCATTTTAATTTTTATTATAAATATCATGTAAAACAAAAATCCCCAAAAAATGGGGATTTATTAATTAAGTGGTATTTGCCCAGTTTGCATTTTTGTTTTTAATGCGTCTCCAGAAATTTTACTTTGTCTTGAACCCTTAGCATGTTTGTTAGATGTTGTGTTTCCAGTATCTTCAAGTGTTTTTTCTCTTTGTTTTACCAATAAGTCAATGAAAAATCTTCTTTCATATACTGGCATCATCATAGCATCGTCGTAGCCCATATTTAAATTTTGTATACAAATAAAGACTTCTTGTAAAACGATTGGTTTATACTCTGAACTCAGGCCAAAAAAAGTTGACGTTAAGGGGAAGAAAGGTTTTGATGGACCCACCTCCAGGAGTCCCAACCTCAATATTCAAATCAATACCACTGTCCAAAGTGTTTGCGAATTCATTAAAAGCCTTAGAATCCCCAACTCTCATATAGTTTACAAAGTCTCTAATAACAATTTTATTTCTTTCTCCGTTTACTTCAACAATCATTTTTTCCAATTTATATGTGTTTGTATTGTTTACTGGAATTCCGTTTTCTTCATCCTTCTTCACCATATCTTCGATATCGTCAATATCACCACATGTTAACAATTTGAATCTAACAGTGGCTTTGCTAATTGGCATAGTGAATGAAAATAACCCTTCTTCATCTGTTTCAGCTTCAAGGTCAATAGTTTTTAACTCATTCAAGTTTATTTCAGTGTCAAATGGTTCGTCAAATTCATCCAACAAAGTTACTGGATACATCTCGCCATAGGCTGTTGCTCTAAGCCAAATCATGATAGCATTTCTATCACCTGGCAATAAGTCTCTATATCTCAATTCAGGTTCAAGCAACTTTCTATTGATAAGAATTTCCAAAAATTCACCGCTCTTTAACAAGTTTGGACTTGTAAGGATATTCTCGTCAGAAGTTGTCATAAAAGACAATCTAACGTTAGATTTTTTACTTTTATATAGTTTACCCTTAGAAGGCAACGGAATAACGTCAAATGGTGCGTTATAGTTTGGTTGGCTCAACTCTAAGATGTAAGGGTCAACTGTTGGTTGTGGTACAAAAGATTGAGTTGGTTTAGTAGCCATAGCAGGGCTAGATGGGTTTGGTTGATAGTTAGGTTGTGTTTGCATAGTCTTTTGCTCGTAATATTGTTTATTTCTACCCATGGCTTCTTCTGAAAGCTTTTGATAATTTTGAGTTTGTTCTAGATTCTTTTTCAATTGCTCATCTCTAAGTCTCATTTGTTCATTGTAACCATCTTCTTTAGTAGGTTGTTGATAAACCCTAGAAGTTGTTCTTTCAGCCAAAGAAGGGTCTTTTACAACACCCATTTCTTGTTTTTGTTGTAATTGAGCTTGAGTTCTAAGTCTCATCTGTTCAACAGCGCTCATATGTTCATAAGGTGTGTCTTCAGCAAATTGAGATTCGTAGATTTGATTTGTAACCATAGCCTTTTCAGCCTCGTATGCTGCAAGTTTTTCGGCTTCGCTTAAATTGTTGTTATCGTTGTTTTGTGGTTGATTGTTTGGAAAAACATTTGGTCTAATGTCTGGCATAATAAAACTAGTTTAAATTATCTTATTGATTTAAAAATAAATATACCAAAACAAATTTTTTTGTAAATAAAAAAGCCTCTATATAGAGGCTTTATTTATTAATTATTCTTGTAGACCACCTTGACTTTTTATATGGTTTATCATATCACTAGTATCACCAATAGGGTTTTCAGTACCGAATGACCTACCAATCATGTTATAGGTTTGACCAAACGATTGTAGTTGCGGTATGTTTGTATTTTTTAATTTTTCAGCCATTGTTAGATACATTTCTTTTTTAGTTTCTGGTGTGGCACCATGAACGCTAAGTGTTTTTTTCATTAAATCATATACTTGAGCGTCAATCGACCCTAAATCTTTACCGTTTTCGTAAGCATACACATAATGTCTTAACAAACTATCAGTTACCCCATCAACATCTGTTATAGGTCCCTCATTTAAGTTCTTAGCAGCTAAATATCTTTGTTCTGCCAAGATATTGGCTTTTTTTAAATTTATCTTTTTATCAAATCTTCTCATTTTAATTAGTTTTATTATAAATATCATTTTAAAATAAAAAAAACCTCCGAAATAGAGGTTTTTTATTTTTGTGTTTAAACAAATATTAGAATAATAAGATTGCTCTGTCAAATCTAAGAGTTGCTGTAATCTCAGCGATACCGTCATCTTCGAATGACAAGTCACCAAATCCAACATTTGTAAGCATGGTTCCATCAAGTAACCATTTTTCAATAACAACACCTGTTGGGTCAAGCATTTCAAGCTCAACTGGTCTTTTATAACCAGCAGCATAACCTTGACGACCTGTGATTGATTCAGAATGAAGACGAACCCATTCCATAATAGCTTGAGTAGCAGAAGGACCAATTGGGTCACGGAACGTAACGTCAATCGCTTCCCATGTAAATCTACCAATAACCCAAGTAGATGTGTTTAGGAAAGGAATCTCAACCTCATTTTGTGTTATTGAAGGTCTAGAAGCTGAAGATAACCACCATTGTTGGATACCTAAATCAGCAGGGAATGTAATCAACCAACGATTCTTTTTCTTAGGCTCGTATGGTAGGGGCATTTTCATTAATAAATCAGCCATTTTCTATCAGTTTTTAAAAAATATTTTATTGTTTTATTATAAATATACAGTTTTTTGTTTTTTTACTATTTTAAACCAGAAAAATTATTTTCTTAGTATTTTATTTAACACAGAATTAATGTTTAATTGATTTTCTTTTGAATGTTTATTAAAGTTATTTACTATTGTTTCTATGTTGTCATGTAATTTTGACTCAGCACCATTCATACCCTTATTCTCTAAGTCATCAATGATATTTTGTTTAGCTTCAGCGCTTGTCATAATTGAATATATGTTGGATAAAACATCCTTGTTATCCAAGGCTTTGTTGGCCAAGAATTTATTTTGTCCCTTTAGAGGTAAACCAATGAGTTTTGCAAAAGCCAGAATGGTATCAACATCATAATTAAACTGAACTTCTTTTTCTTCATTTAAAAAGAGTCTATTGTATTGTGATTCTGTTATGATTATTTTCATGTTTGTCTTTTAAGATAAATATCGTTATAAAACAAAAAAAGCTCCCGTTAAGGAAGCCTTTTTGTTTTGTTTATGTTTATTAGATGTTATCGAAAGATGCACCAGTGTTCATAATTACGAACTCTAACTGGATAAATTCTAACGCTCTAGTTGGTTTCAAGAATATTTGACCTGTAAGTTGATTTCTGTCGATATCTTCTGGGTCATTTGAAAGAACCACTCTAAAGTCTGTAAGACCTCTTTCAGCTCTAATGTTATCAAGGATTGGATTAACCAATGACAAGAATTGATTTCTTACAACGCTATCATTTTGTTCGAACAACAATCTGATAGAAACAGCAGAGATAAGTTTTCTAGCTTGTAACAATAGTCTTCTAACGTTGATTCTGTCAAGAGCAGATTCTTTAACTTGAAGAGTCTTATTACCCCAGATTTTAATACCATCTGTTGTAAATGTTGCAATTGGGTTAACTCTATTCTCGTATAACGCATCTCTTTCAGCAAGAGTAAGTTTTTTACGAGCTTGGATAGCGTCAACATCACCTCTTTGGATACCAGCAACCGCAAACCATGGGAATGCAATGTTGTCAGTCAATGCGATGTTTCTTACTACGTCTCTTGTAGGTGGCATCCAGATGTAAACGTTGTTTTCAGTATCGTTTACTTGAATCCATGGCCAATAAGTACAAGAGTAATTACTGTCGAAGGAACCATCTGAGTAGAAGTCTGAAATTTCTTCAGCTGTCATTACATCACCACCAGCATTAACATCTGGAGTTGTAAGGATGTAAAGTGAGTCAGCTCTATCAGTTTCAACCATTTCGATTGCAGCTTCAATTAAGTTGCTGTTGTCGAATGTATCGATACCTGGTGTTGCAAACACGTTGATGTTAACAGCCTCAGGATTTTTGAACGTCCAGATACCTTCTAAGTATGCGTAGTAATCAGAGTTGATACCTAAATCACCATTAGAAAGTGTTCTGTTGCTAAACGCACCTGAATCTAAACCTTTAACACCATTAGAGTTGTTAATAAGGAAAGAATCTAAATTACTTCTTCTAGTTCTGTAAATATCCCATCCATCAAAACCACCGTATGGTGCGAATGTAAACTTACGAGCGAATATTTTGTTATATGGGTTGTTAGTATCCGCAACAGCTGTAGCGTTAAACGCAGCATCACCAGTATCAAATAAGAATATTGGGCTGTATGTATCACCACTAGAATTAATAACGATAAACACATTGTCAATTGTAGCACCAGTAGCATTTACGTCCATGTGGAAACCTTTTGTAAGACCTGTCCACATATTGTATGTTTGACCAACTGGAATACCTTTATAATCAAAGAAATCAGCGTCAATTCCAACGGTTTCTGATAAACCTAAATATGCTTTACGTTTGTTTTCAAAAGCACTATAAGCTGTTTTATATTCAATGCTTGGGTCTACAACGCTTGTGTTACCATTTTCTTGGTAATCTCTAATTGGGTAACCAACAAAACCAGCTGGAATCATATCGCTTGTATCAGACTCAGTATCCATTTCAATAAGAACATAAGCTGATTTAGAAGGATATTCACCATCAAGTGTACCAATTCTTCTAGCAATATAGTTGTTAGAAGTTGGGCTCATAGTTACACGACTGAATGTTTCCAACACTGTTGGTTGAGCATCTGTATCATAGAAACTTCTAATAACAACATCAAATTCACCAGAATCTAAGTTGATGTTTCTAATAGAAACTTTAAATTGTTCGTTAGCCGCATTACCATCAGAAATAGTCCAGAATCTAAACAATCTGAATAAATTGGTACCACGTAACTCAGAAACAACATAAGGTGTAACCGCTGGTTGATATTCTTCTAAATAATCATTGAACACAGCATCTTGTCCAGTTGGCCCATAGTTTACTAAATTTAAGTTAATACCATATATTTTTTCATTAGCGTTTAAATCGCTAAACATGTTTCTATAGAATTCTTCAACAAATACAGCAGTAGTACCATCTTGTGCTTCTCTACCCAATACTCTAGTAATATAATTTTGTTTAGTTCTATCAAATGACATTACATAACTAAAAGCACCTTGAGTGTTAGACACACCTGTCAAAGCAAAATCACCAGTAGCGCTAGTATTAGCATCTGTATATATTGGGTCAAAACCTAAGTTACCCGTTGCAGCACTAACTTCAAAATTAGGTAACTGTGTAGCTGTATTAATTGTAGCTCTTGAACGTAACAACGCAACCAATTTATTTTCAACATCAGAATAAGCAGAACCTGAATAAGTTGAAGTTACACCTGTTGTTGTACCAGTAACATATGAACCAGAAGTTCCAAATGAATTAACGTATAAATCAAATGATGTTCCTGTAAATGAAGAACCATTCTTAAGGTAAGATGTCTCAACACTTCCAGTTTGACCAGTTCCAGTTACAAAACCTAAGAATGCTAAATCAGAAGCGATAGTTCCATTATCATAAAGAGTTTGAATCAATGGGTCAGCTGAAACTACAGTAACTAATGTACCACCAGTTGTAGCGGTATATGAAATTAATGGATTGTATGTGTTACCAGTTGATGTGGTAACAACAGTTGCTGGGTCTAAAGCACCTTGAAGGGTAATACCCCATGCTGGACCAGCATTATAACCAGATAAACCTAAAATTCTAGTTACGAATAATTGGTTTGATTGGCTTAAATATGATTTAGCGATATAAGGTAACTCATATTTTGGTGCTCCAGTATCTTTTATTTTGGTAGCATTTTGCCCACCAAAGAAAGATTGGAATTCGCCATAGTTGCTAACAAAGATAGGTTGGAAAGCTGGACCAATAGTAGTCTCACCAACTAACCCAAGAGTTGTTACACCAATTTGACGTGTAATAAAAGATAAGTCTTTTTCTGAGGTATAAACCCCTGGACTTACGAACACTTTTGTTGCCATATTTTTTTACTTTTTAAGTGATATTATTAATTTTAATGTTTTGTTTTATAATAAATATCTTTGATTTTTCAAAAGTAGGTGCCCAAAAAAATAATAATCACTTTTAGTATGATTTTTTTCATACTTTTGTCATACTAACTGTTTACAACCCTAAAAAACAGATTATATTTAGCTTATGAAAAAGT